GGACCGTCGGCCAGAGATTGCTTCCTGTAAGCGAAGTAAGGTTCTGTACCAGTTCAGCTTGTTCGGCGAAATGTCTTGCGGCGATCGGCCTAATACGGCCAACACCTGTAATGTCTTCGACTGTAAGAGTCTCGAAGGTAGCAACTTTGAGTTCGTCATCAAATACCTTAATGGTTATAGCTTCAGAGAGTTTACGGCGGGCCATCTCTAACATTGCGTTAAGGAGAGGCTCAATCATCTGCTCTTCGAACTGATTGATCTTATTTTGGAAGATACGGGCACTCGCGTTCTCAAGACGTTGTACTTCGTACTTAGTCTTCTCACCGGGTGACCTGAAACCCATAGCTTCGCCGGGCGCACCGGCCATCTTCTCCATAGTCTCTGCCAGCATGCCCATCTTGGACTCTGCTTGCATAATGGAGATATCAGGTTGGACTAGTTCTACATCACCTTCGTCAGAGACGAATATCTTTTCACCTGGCTGCCAGACGAAATCTTCAACGAAACCCTTAACCTTTTGTACAGGATAAGCAGTTAAGTCCCAGATGTCAGCATTCATGTTCTCTAAATGATCGAGTCGATATTGCATCCCAACCAAGTTATCGAGCGGGCCCATGCCCCAAAGATTATCTTGACGTTTCCGCCACGGCACGTGGTAGATTGGAGGCTGTCCAAAAAAGGAAGGATTGGGCTTATTACCAATAAGCTTATGCCGATCAACAACGGTGATGACACGGTTCTTTTGATATTCATCAGTTTGCGTATCATACCAATCGCCATAGTAAGTTAGAACTTCACAGTAATCAGACTGAAGGTAAGCCCTAAAAGAAGAAAAACCGTCGACAGAATATAAACGATCTCGTTGGGACCAATCACCTTCAAAAGTCCTCGCATGGTAGCGGATATTCTTGAGATAGTCATATAGCTCTTCGTATTCTTGGATGTTATCGCCATGGCTCATCTTTTCGAGGAGCATCTTAAGCTCTCCGAGAGATACCAGCGAACGGACGTACTTAGGCGAAGACATGAAGTCTTCAGCCGTAGGGTTCATCACCATATCGAGAGGATTGAGGCGACGGATGCAGGGACCGATGAAACCAGCTTGAGTTTGACCCGGCTGTTGTGTCCGGTTGTCTACCCAATCTACAGTGGCAAAACAGTTCCCGAAATCAATGTAATCCAGAATGATCTTATCAATTTCATGCTTAAAGGTAGGCTGCTCAATAGCCCAAGACATATAATTGACAATAGAATCCCGCTTAGCCACACTGGCGGAGTCTTTGTTGTTAGCCTCCCATACCAGCCACTTACGTTTAGGAAAGAGCGTAGCTGTGTAGTTACTGTAGAGGTTATCTCTGATTTGACAGAGCTTAGGGATAGTAGTACGGTTTTTCCAAGGGTTATTACTATTAGTCGTCGAACTAGTGTCCGTAGCGTAGACATAACGTCTGATCTCTTCCTTATCTACCTTCCAGTTATTACGAAGGGTATCCCACTCGATATAACGTTCGGTAAGACGAGTAGCGAGAAGGTCAGGAGAGATTACATTCTCAAGCTCTAGAACTTTGCCAGTCACAGAGCACCTCCGAACCTAGTGTGGTATTGCATAGGGGCTTCTTTTTGTTTATTGATTGTAAATAAATTCATCGGAGCTACTGCGAAGTCTACGGCAGAAGCAAGTGCGTCTTTGACGTCATCGTGGGCTGGGTTGGTATAAATCAACTCTTCTTCGAGGACTTGGGTATTACCGCCTTGGTAATGCCATATCTGACCGTTAGCGTACTTAGGTTCTAAGACAGCCATGATACGTTCTTCCTTAGACCCTTGCCAACGGGTAGGACGGAACTCATCAACTGTTAACGACAGTCCGTGTTTACGGATGTAATTCTCTTTGAGGTCTCTAACGATAACTGCTTGGGCAACGGATACTTCGCAACGTATCTTTCTAAAGCCCCACTTCTCATATAACTTAAGGATATGCTGGAAGTAATCGCTGATCTTATCGGTCTTGAACCGATCGATCTCTAGGATGTAGTAGTTACTTTGTCCATCGACTCCAAGGACGACGATTGACGTGCTATCACTTGTCTTCCCGGTAGAGTATGCAAAGTCCACGGCAGCAACGACGTTGAGCCGGTCACGTTTAAAGTACCAAGTGTAGTCCCGTCGGGAGAGGTAATTTTGATCGTAGTATTGGAATAAGGACCGCTGGATTGGGGAACTATCAATATCTTGGGGATCATTGTAGTACTGGGCGCGGAAATGGACCCTGTTGGAATAACTGGCTCGCTTACGGGCCAGGATTTCGGAGTCGAATCCGAACCACTTACCGTTAGGGGCTTTTGTTTTAGGCCAGACGAAGACTCCTGTGCCGTCTCCTGCCGTTTCCACGGGCCATTCACGATGCTCGAATAGAGGCTGTGAATCCACCCGGTTACCATGTTCGTCATAAATTTCTACTTCTCTTTCTAGAAGGTTAGCATACAAGTCCAAAGGATGGTATCGAGTCCCAACAACAAGTTCTCGATCGTGTGTGCCACCGACGGATGATAGGTAGCCATACTGAGTTAGAACTTTCTCTCTGGTGTCTTCGAGGTAAGCATTACTTTGAACAACGACGTCATCAAGTATTTTAATATCAGCATGCATACCAACAATATTAGTAGTGAGACCTGCAGTGAATATCGAAGGGTCTCGAATGTATTCTTGACGCCGTTTAGGATGGTCGACAGATATTTCACGTTCAGTCCACTTCTCACGTTTAGCTTCCTCTTTGTTGACCATCTCAGGCCAATACAAACTATACGTAGGACTAGTTAGAATGTCTTTAATAAACTTAAGCTGCTTCGTCGCCAGATTGCTGGTAGACGAAATATACAGAATACGTAGGGCAGGATTACGAGTCAGCTCCCATGCGGCATAAATGCCAGCGATAGCAGACTTCATGTGGTCACGAGGCAACAATAAAAGCTGGTGTGATCCTGCATTGCTGGCAGTTATCCAAGAGATTACCTCTCTGTGGATGTTACCAAATTGCCGGTCAGGCTGTACCAGATTAGCAAACGCAAGCATATCAGACTCACAGAGTTTCCTCCGTTCGTCTCTTGCTTGATCTACTTCTGATTTCTTCTGTTTAGCCAACGCCGAGCATCGCTATGTTATGGCGGATAGCTCCACCGCCTCCGCCGTTAGGCGTAAAGGCAATGGTCATCATGATACCTGAGTTAGTCGTATCTGGTCCCGCACCCCAGTTAATCGCACCGGTAGAACCTGTAGCACCGATGGGTTGCTTAGAGGCGACGTGAATGCTGGGTTCGTTGGTGTACGTTCCCGTATCGATAAGCGTGATATTACGGGTGTACGTAGTTGGAGTGGTCTTAGCAGTACCGCCGACAACCACAATCGCTGCGATCACCGTATCCGTGGAGTTCGTTGGTGAGACTGCAGGACAGGTGACGAAAGAAAAGCCAGAGAGTGGAGTATTAGCAGGACCAGCATCAGCAGGGCTGGCGTGAGGTCCGAAGTTGATCATGGCCCAACCCCAAGGATTGGAACTGCCTAGACCGATAGTGTAAGCTCCGGTTTCAGAGCCGCCCGCGATCTTCCAGAAGAGGCCACCGCGAATGTTGTTTCCTGTGGAACCAGCGGCAACATCAATAGCGTTGGTAAAGCCGCTACTCCCCATCGTAAATGCGCCGGGATTAGTTCCTGTTCCTGTTTGGTCACCGAGACCTGCTACAATGACTAAGAGATCGCCGGAAGCGATGGAATTCGCCCCCTTCGATGTCGTAAAGCTAGTATCCGTGATCGGTGATTCAAACGGGATTTGCCCGGTAGTTGTCCAGAGTGCTGCCATTATTGAGGTCCTGTTACGCCTTGGGAGATTGTAGCAGCCGTATCAAGACTGACATTTCCGGAAGTAGTCATTCCAGTAATCGCCCCTCCGCCTTCATAGAAAATCATGAGGCCGAGAGTTTCCATTGAAGTTCCATTGATATAGTTGTTACGTACAAAGCAGTTGTTAGTAGAACTTCCGCCATTGCCCGTAGTGAAATAAATACCCATGTTATAAGCTGGATGGTTTGATACCCCATCGGATGATCTATGAGTATTAGGTCCAAGACCTATGATGGTATTGTAATCACAAGCGATGTTAGTTGAGGTGACTGCCGCTGGAGTTTGAAAGAAGATCATACCAGTGTTCATTTCTTTCGGATAACCGCCTGTAGCAGGTGGGTTATAGAAAGTATTGAACTTCAAGGTGTAGTTGCTATAGCCGGGCTGACCTGAAACCATTTCAAGATGATCTACATCTGCACCGTAACCACAATCCGTGATAAGATTGTATTGCATAGCACTGTTACTTGCGTGGGCAATTACTTCGGTTGAAACATTATAGATGTAATTGTACTCCACAGTACCTGATGCACCGAGGAGAGACATAACATATTTCACACCGCCAGTGGAACTTGTTCCGACATTCTGAATGCCACCGTTGTTGAATTCACAGTAACGCACATTCAATGATGAACAAGGGGGGTCAGTCTGTAGGGGAACTGTACCTGATGAAATACTAGAAAAGTAACAATTACTGATATTCGTTGTATTACTACCGTAGGTGCAATAAACGTATTGCTCAGCCAAGTCCCAAGCATCTAGGTTAATAACTGCCGTAGTAGACTGGGAGCCGTTTGTTACGTTAGCATTTCCGTTTATAGAAATAGTGCCACCGCCGTTAGTCACGCCCGGAGGCATGAGTGTCGAGGAAGGCATCTTCAGAGCGACTACACCAGACGGTGAGCCTCCGAATGTAACTGCAGCACCGCCGCTGGTCAGAGACAGTTTATAAGTACTGCCTGAAGCGTTGACAATGAAATACGACGTACCTTGGGAAATCCCTGAACCATTTACGGTAGGGAGTGTCCCACCGCTCTCGGTGCGAAGAGACTTCTTCTGACCATTGACGGGAGAAGAACCCGGTTCCGTGATGATATTGGTACCTGTGTCAACTGTGCAGTTTGAATAAATCCCGACAGCATAGTCTACCCCAGCAACACGCCATTGAGGTTGCTGGTAATTACTAGTCGCACTTTTGAAAGCTGAAGTGCTAGGCCAATAGTACCTACCGTCAGAAGGTCCTGACGGATGGAACGTATTTAGAATATTAGGAAGTTGAGGAGTTCCCGTTTTAGCGTTAGCTCTTCCATCCAGTGAGGCGAACGGGTCCGCGCCCCCACCGAGCATTACAATCGGAAACCAGCCAGCCATTTAAGCAGCTTTAAATCCTACTGCAGAAACCTTCGTGCTTGCACCCGTTGTGACGTTGGCGCAGAAAAGGGCTGTATTGGTTGTGGGTTGACGTAGCGGAGTAGGCAGAGTGATTACCGCACCTCCGTAGACAGCAGCAGCAGGAATAGTCAACAGAGTTGTACCACCGCTACCATCTTGGATGATGATATCAGTGCCAACCGTGGCGTGACTGTTGCTGCAGATAATCGTGGTGATGTAATTGCGCAGACTTGCACCGGGAGCCGCAACCAACGAAGTGCTGGTAGTTCCGGTCATAGCTGTGGTAATAGCACCTGATACGTAATTAGCAGGATTCCCATAAGGCATCGTATACAAACTGCCATCAGAAGCAATCTGCAAAGCTGTTGACTGACCAGCAGTTGGAGCAACCGGGGTTGTGTTATAAACACCCAGCGTTGCAATACCAGAAGCAGGAGCCGTTGCCGCCGTAATAACAGCAGTAGGAACTATGCCTGCGCTATCGGTAGCGAGGGTAGTTCTAATCGTAGTAGCGTTAGTAGTACCAGAACCAGTAGCAGTGCTGTTAGGAGAAAGAGCAACAACTAACGATCGGTCTGTAGCGGCTGCAGCAGTGCTAGATGCCTTGACGACACCCATCTGCATGTTAGTGCCGTCGGAGAAACCAACAGCAGTACCGGCAGAAGGAATAGCAGAACCGAAGTTACTTGAAGTACCGCCTGCACCACCTGTGACCCGGAGAGCGCCAGTGGTGTCAAGAGACAGCGGGCTTATCTGGCCAGTGGTGTACGTAGGAGCAGAAGTAGTAACCGAACCGCCCATCAGAGAGGTCTTGGTAGTACCTAAAGCAGTACCTTGAGCCGTAACGACGTCATCGAGAAGCTGCATTGAAGTCAGAGCAGCACCGTTCTCTTGAGTTACGAACGTACCTGCGTTGGTAACAGCCGTAGAAGGCGCTGAAGTTACTTGGACGGCAAAGGTACCGGCGTTAGTAACTGGATGAGAAGCTACAGTAAGTGCAGCGTTAGTGACGTTAACAGAAAGACCATTAGTGACGTCTACAGGAGCTACGCCAGCGTTAGTAGCTGGGTCTCCTATGACTACGACTTGACGGTGATTGTTATTAGTAGATTCAGTGCGGGTGTCGATGTTCGTGCCCGCACCGGCAGTAATTGCTACGGCTGTATCGGCCATTCAGTTTCCTTAGGATGCGTAAGTGAGGGCAAGGAGAAGACCCATCGGAGAGCCCAAGGTTCCGACGGAAGGGTGAAGTGTTCCTGAGACGACGGTTACACGCCGACCCGTATTCTTGTCTACAGTGAGACCTGTGTCGTCTACATACAGAGAACCATCAGGGGCTCTGATTGGAGTAGCTCCACCGGGAGCTAGAGTCACCCACCATGCTCCGCATGGGTGGTAGGCACCTACATAAGAAGCCCCAGTAGATTTAATTACGTTAACAGAACCATCGGAGGCATACAGGCCAGTATAGACCGAGCCGTCTACGACAGTTACATTCATTGAGCCATCTGCGGCATAGAATCCCATTACTTCACAAATCCTTGGCCGTGGGCTAGTTCATCTAATTTCTTATCAATCATATTCAAACGGACGTCTTGTACAGCTACCTTCGTTAGAATGCTGTTTAGTTGAGAAAAACCATCTTGGAGACTCTTCTGACTTTCCTTGATATTAGCTATATCCCCGCGTAGGGCGATGATATCATTCCTAAGCGCTAGGAAGAATCCTATTGCACCGAAGCTTAACAATACAATCTTAATGATTGCATCGTAGTTTTGTAGGAGAAACTCCACTAGCCCTTAACTTTCTTAAGTTTAGGATTCTTACGTTTAGCTGCAGGGGAAGCTTTCCTAGAAGCATTAGCTAGAATAGCTCCAGCGTTCTTCTTAGAAATACCTTCTTTCTTAGCTATCTTTGCTTGTACAGATTTAAAGCTCATAGGTTCTCTAGGGGTTTATGTAGTGAAATAGGTAGTTGTATAGCTGTATCTGGCTTAAGGAGCTTATCTACCTTAGCTTTCCTTAGTTCTTGGTTCCTAAGGTATATAGCTTTACTTATTAGTATATTACTAAGGACTAAGGTACTTTCTAAAGATAGGGTATCTAAGGCTTCTTCCAGAGCTTTAGGTAATATATTACTTGACATAGTATATTATACCATTATAATAGTAGGATTGTCAACTATATAGGTATTACATGAGAGTATTAGTATGCGGTGGCCGCGAGTACGACGACTGGCCTAGACTGAAAGAAAAGCTAGATGAACTCCACGAAAAGCATCAATTCACAGAAGTTATCCATGGTGCTGCACAAGGCGCTGACAGACTTTCAGGAGTGTGGGCACGGTGGTATAACATCAAAGAAACTCCTTTCCCAGCCGACTGGAAACAGTACGGAAAGAGAGCGGGGTATGTACGAAATCAGCAGATGCTTGATGAAGGAAAACCCGACATGGTGGTTGTCTTTAAAGGTGGAGCAGGAACTGAGATGATGTACGAATTATCCCTGAATGCTAGAATACCGACCATCGATTGTAGATAGGCCCTAGGATTCAATTAGAAGCTCACTGGTGCGTTTAAATGATAAAGAGGTACTAGGGTAGCTCTTCGAAATTGGCTTCTCCTGAGCCTCCCTAGAGGCTCGTATGAAAGAAAAGAAATGACCCCTGATTTACGGAGTCAAAGATGACTCCTGATTTATCTATCCTGCCTTGGATTGGTGGGTATTTACTGATTTGTTTAATTATCTACGGAGCTTTGAAATGAAGTTCAGTGTTCAGTTTTATGATTATAACACCAATAACTACAGATTCGACAGATGTTTAAGAAATGGTGATGTCATAGAATCGATTGAGTTTAACACAGATACTCAGCTTTACGACATAAAGGTTAGAGATGGATTGGAATCTTGTTGAAAGTTTAGGTTGTATGGGTTTAGTAGTAATTTTTGGTATTTTTATATATTCCCGAGTATTTTAAGGAATCGTAGATTCCGTGTTAAATTTTTGGTGAGATATTTATTTGGTGTACTTCATGCCCACCTTAGACCCCCCCGACCCCCTATGACCGTTTGTGTGCAAACGGTGGTCTGTCGCATGCGATTTAATCGTCTACGAACCTGGCGGACGCGCTCTCCTGGTGCACAATATGCTCCGTTGGAGCAATAGTTATGCTCCGAATGAGTGTAAGCTAATCCCCTCGTAAGGTACCTAAGTAACTAAGGTTATTAGCTAACGTTAGCTTACAAAGCTATTTAGTAAGCTTAGTAATACGTAAGTATTAGTTAGGTTAATACCTTAGGTATATACCTTAGGTATCTAGGTATACCTTAGGAGGGCCGTGCAATCGGAGATAGGACGGCGAGTGTTGCATAATTGTTCAAGTATATACTTAGGCAAATATGTCACACTAGAAAAGAATAATATTCTACAAAATAGGCATCTTTAGAATATTATGCCCTACAATAACCTGGTATCGGGTTGACATAACAAATGAAGCGCCCATAATGCCTAGATCAATGGTTCGCTGTTGATCTAGTCCGCCTTGCTGTACTACTGGCCTACGGGTTTCCAGTCTCAAGGTATCAGCGGAATAGGTTGTTTGGATACCAGCCGTGAGGCTGTATCGGTCAGGGCAATACCGCTCTGGTCAAATCGTAAATGTCTCAGATGCTCTGCTATCCCCGCAGATATGGGGATACCATGAGACACGTTCTATTAACTTGCACCAATCACCCGCAACTCAGGTGGATGTGCAAAGAAATAGCAGTCAATTCCATTGGTCAATACAATGGCGCACGGAACATTTTCTATTTGGGCACACCAAAGGAGAATGCAACCTCCGGCTTTGACTGCACTTGGAATGAACCGGAGTGCAAATGCTCTCCGGTTGATTTGCGCTTCGCTCCCGGCTTTAGCTTGGATGCACCGCAATGAACACCCTCAGAAACTATGACAGGTTGGCGTTGGCAGTTGGCCTTGGTTGGCTGGCTTGGCTGGTATGGGCTGTGTCATGATCACAATCAACCACTATCCGAACGGTGAATGGTCCGTAACAGGTATTCCATTAGACCGGAATATCTTGGCTAACGGTCTTTACCATTACGGATATGCCTCACCTCACTACCCTGTTCCTGCATTGATTGGCCGCACTGTGATAACACCACATGGCGTATATCAAGCGGACCCTAAAGGCTTTGACTGTGTTGCGCTATGGTCGCGCAAATATGGTGAAAGAACAATCTAACTCTAACAGCGGGGATAACACGGCATCTGAGACAATGGAGGACTACACTATGACAACCATTACCATGAAGGACGTTGCCGAACATTTCGCAGCCTATAAGGCGAAGTTCAACGAGGATTGCGAACTTCCATTAGATGCCATCGAGCAGATCATGGAAGAGGCAACGGACGATGAAGCCATGCTGCAAGGCATGTATGAAGCACAGCACACGGACGACGAAGATGATAGGTCGGACGACGCTGTGCCAGCGGTTGCTGATACCACTGAGGGCAGTGCATACGCCTACGCTGAAAAGATGGACCCGGCTATGTCGGAACATCTTGAGGTATTGGCAGAAGCTGCACTCCAGAACAAGCGCGGCGGGGCCATCATCTTGATGGACCTGCATCGCTTGTACGGTGAGGATATCGTTAATGATATCTGGCCTGTTCCCGGTTCCAAAGCTGACAATGGACGTATGCTTGGCAACAGACTAGCCGCCAAGTATGCAACCACGGTCAGGAAAGAGGACGGAACTACAGGTGAGGGAACCGTTGACTGGTTCGGCGAGTTCATTCGTTATTCGCCGCGCGGTAAGGTGCTCTATGCTCAGAAGGAAAGTCTTCGCGGTATCGGTCAGAAAGAGACTGGTCCGCATATTCTTGAAGAGCACAAGCACCTCATTGGCGACGCTGTTAAACTCAAAGGTGCCAAGTCGGCAATCGATGGGAAGATCAGTAACGCTAAGGCGTCACTCGTTCGGGCAGTTCAATTGTCCCAACGCATGGCGTTCTGTAACAAGTCAACCGGGTTAGGTTGTGAAATCAGTAAGGACGACGACGGGCAACCGGCGGCATCCAACAAACTGATTTACGTTTACAACACAACCGATCGTAGTAAGTTCGATGTGCTGACTATTGGTCAGTTCCTCGCGCTTAAGAATATCACAGAAGGCGCGGCGTACTCTGCCATCGTTGGCAGTTCAACCCGGAAGAAGAAGGAAGTTGCCAAGGTTGACTACTCGATTAACAGCCTTGAGCAATTCGATACCGTTGTTAACGCGCTTGCTACTTTCGTCGATAAGATGGAACAAGCGACAGCCAAAAAGGATATGAAGGCATACAACGCCTTGCTAACTCGGCTTAACGCCGCTGGTTCGGACGACCTTGTGTTGGAACTAAACAGCGCAATGAACTTTATTGAAAGCCTGTTAAGCAAGCCAGTGCTTGCCGACAGGTTAGCTAAGTTGCTGGCGACCGAACGTAAAATCGCCTAACACCTCCAACTAATCAACCCCCGCGCCAGCAATGGCCGGGGGTTTTTCTTTGTCTCCAGGGCGCCACCAGGGCGATGTTGCGTTGCCGTTATGTTCTTGCTGCACTGCACCAGGCCGTGGCATGTGGCATACCAGTATCCAGTATACCAGGTTCCAAGTGTGGCAGAAATGTCACAGCCTGGAGCTATGAAAGGTATTTGGTCCCGCCTGTTCTGTGCCCCACTGATCAGCCATAGCCTTAGCAATTCCCTCGTAAGTACGGCTACGAAGTTTCCATCTGTCCTCACTAGGGCCGAGCTTGTTCTGCCCTGATGGTGTGAGGTTACGATTACGTACTTCCATCACCTGGGTGGGTACCAGATGTGACAGGTTTTTAAGCCACAGGCAGGTAGTCTTTGTCTCTTCATGTCCGAACTGCCACGGCTGAATTATCTGATCAGGCTTACGTATCTTAGTTGATATAATACTAACAGGGTTCTCAAGGCATATCCTTGGAATAGGTGCATCTAACAATAACTGCACAAATTCTAATGCCTCTTTCTGTTCCTGCACTTTATCTTTGAACCAACGTGCACCAGATACAGCTAGATGTGTACAAGGTGGATGGGCTATCATTAAATCCCAAGGATCATTTAATAACTTTCGTACATCACATTGTAGATGCCATTGATTATTACCGTCAGTAGGTAATAGATCACAGGAATATGCGTTATGGCCTTTGTCTCTGAATGCTTTTGTAACTACACCTGAGAATTCACAAGCGACTAAAACTCTAATGGGGTGGCCTCTTTAATTGAAATAATGAATTGAATATGTAACATCGATAAGCAGAAATAGCCGGGGTTGCCATAGCAAATGGTTGTGTCATAATACGTATAATCAGTCGAATAACTCGGCTGATTGAAGCAAAGGGAGGACGAATGAAGTAGCTACTCAGTGAGTCCAACCAAGCCCAGACCTAGGCATGTCTCTAAACTGCCTGCCCTATTCATTGGAGGATATTATGTCAAACCAGCCTAAGATTACCTACCGATCTGATACAACTGGTTGTTCATACCAGATGATGCTGCACCAATCTTCATTTACTATCCAAGTCATCAACTTTGATGATGTGGTTGTTGACGAATCACAATGTTACCCATTCCTGATGGAATGGCGTCCGACTGTTAATAAATTCTTCGATGTTGTTACGCATCACATCAATAACGGCAGGTGGGGGTGATGAAACGCATATATTGGTGGCGTTTCTTCTTTGATACTTTCTGGATTAATTACAACCCAGATAAACATGCTCCTCATGTCGGCTGGGTTTGTCGTTTAATGCTGCCTTGTGCAGACAACTATCGTCCACCTCGTGCGAGGAATGACAATGGCCGGTAATCCATACCGAGTGAACTGGCGTAAACTTGAGGAAGTTAAGCGATACGCTGACGAATTAGGCCCCGGTCAGGTAGTCATCAAGGTACCCGGCAGGGATAACTATAACATTACATTTAAGGAAAGAACTGATCGATATCGCCCAGAGTGGGTAGTTTATACAACAGAAGGATTGTTCGAATGAAGACAGCGATCTTTATTGATGGGGCTAACAACCATCATGCGTGTAAGGCAATCAATCTTATTATGGACTACTCTCGATTGCTTCCTTATTTCAACAAAGATAGAACCCTACTCAGGGCGTTCTATTACACGGCTATTCTTCCTGATCATGAAGGCATGGACAGGATGCGTCCACTCACTGACTGGCTGGATTACAACGGCTATGCCATAGTGACAAAGATGTCCAAGACATTCAACGATCCTCTTACCGGACTGACTAAGGTCAAGGGTAATATGGATATGGAAATGGCTGTCGATGCACTGTTGATGGCTGACCATGCTGATAGCATCATTCTGTTCACAGGTGATGGTGACTTCAGTTATCTCGTTCGTGCACTGCAGCAGAAGGGCGTCAGAGTTACTGTCGTCAGTACGCTGTGTGAAGGCATGAATAAACCTCCGATGATTGCAGATGAACTCCGTCGTGCCTGCGATCACTTCATCGATCTTCACGATATCCGTGAGGCTATCCGTCGCCCCAACGTCTAGGAGAATATCATGAATAAGCCAATGATCACTCTTGAGCAGATAATGGAGCCTGTGTCCATGTCTGATGTAGTAGGTAAACTCAGTAAGGATGACCTTCAACTTCAGTCTGCCGGGTACAATCAATTAATGACTTTGGAAGGCAAGGTTCTTATCGATCAGCTTAGGCATCGTGCTGACATGATGCGCCGTCGTGCCCATGAGTTTGATACGATGGCTGATAATATCGAGAAGACTATTCCTACTCTTGCCCATCACGTAGACACGTTCTCTAGTATGTACGAAGAGACACTCACTATTCTCGCTGCTCACGCTCACATTAAACCAACCAAGGTGGAGGGAGGTTAATATGATTGTTACTGGATTAATCCTTATCGGCCTTGTCACGACGTCAGTTTACGTCGGGGTGAAGATCGGTAAGTGGATATCGAAGATAATCTACTACAAAGCTAAGGTGGATTATATAAACGGATGGGAGAAGACCCAAGTGTGGGACCCTTGAGGGGGTTCTCCCCTAGTTCCCATTCATTTTATGACAGGTCGAACGGAGGATGTTATGAAGCAGCTTAAACCACACACCAAAATGGTTTGTAAAGTACTCACAGGTGGACTTGATCCTTGGTTTGGGATTGATACTCGAACAGGAGCAAGGCGTAAACGTTGGTGGACTAAAGCCCGTATACCGGGTACTGTACGTCCCTCACGTATGCCGGGAGGCAGTGGCTACCGAGGTGACAAGCTCTGGGAGGGATAAGCCATCAGGGGTTCATGGCGGGATATATACATGCCGCCTTCGTTATCTATATATCATCAGAAAGGACGTGTCAAGTGGCTATGAAGTATTATTTCTATTGGTATAATCAATTCGGTGCGCCGTGCTCAGGCAAGCGTGACAGCGACACGCCTAAGAGTCCTGGAACGTTCGAAGAGTACGAAATCACTGAGGACGAGTTCTTTATGATGTCAATGCAGAGATGTGCGGCTAAGTATCCGTGCAGTAAGATACCGGACTTGACATAACGAAACAAGGGAGTATAATGCTACCAACAATCGGGGAATGACATGGGCAAGAACAGAAGTATGGAGAGACTTAGGCTCAAGGTTATACGCCAGAGTAAGGCGAGACCTAGGACACTGCGCTTCAACAACGGGCATCAGAAAGTACATCAATCTGTAGACCGTAGTAAGATACCTCTTGAGTTCCAAGGTTTGTTTGAGTATCGTACAAGAGCGAAGGGTTTGTTAGACCCATATCTTGAAGCTATATTTCCCGGTAGCACCAAAGCTGAGACACAACGGGAGCAGTACTTAGATAGTATCACAGAGGAACCTGACCGTCCGTTGGCTGTAGTGCTAGTGCACGGTAAGTTCCGCACTGTTATGAAGCGGTTCAATGCCCGTATGAATTGCATTGAGTTCGTGGAATACCAGTCTATCCCGAAATTGCTTCGGATAAGCATCACCTACAGTAACCTAGATAGAGCAATGGATTGCTACGCAGGGGGTAGAATCCATTGGAAGACGATAATTCAGTTAGGCGTTGAGTCGTGAATCCTCCGCCTAAATAACTCTGCGGTCTTAGTCCTCCCTACCGCAGAGGTTCCCGAGACCCGGATGGCAGCTTCCCCACTGCTGTCCGGGTCTTTTCTTCGGGCATGTAAACCCCCCAGTAAGCCGTGTGTAAGCCTGCTAAAGCAGGCGTATCCCAGGAAGTATATTATTGTGCCTGTTTTATTTGGTAATATCCCATTACCATTTAACCCGGAGGTTTACATGGATGAATTTACTTCATTCGTGAATAACTACACCGACCAATTGCTGTTGGGAGCAGCGGTTGTTGCAATCATTCTTATTCCTGTGATTGGGTACGTCCTTCACAAGGCTAAGAAAGTTCCTGGGGAGGAACCACCGATGAAGAAAGAGACCTATGTCTTAACGAAGCGTCAACAACGTCGGCAAGAGAGTTCTCTCGTGTCTGATGGCATTGAAGCATTGCTCATGGATATGTACGCCAAGGGGCAGCTTACTGATGAACGTTATATCAGTTGGCATGTGCGCTTCCAGAAACGCATGGGTCTTCTGGACCTTCAGAACAAGCCGATCACGCTTACTTCTGACATGAAGAAGCAGAATGCCAAGGCACGCCTTGATATTCTCAAGAAAGAACCTAAACCCACACTCCCGAAGGAGGCCAAGAAGCCTAAGAACGCCATCGAAGCTGCACTACAAGCTGTCTAACAAACCATTAACGCCCGAAGGGGCAAGGAGAGACTAATGGCTAAGAACGTTGTTGTGATCAAGTCCAAGGGATTTTCGATCGCACAAGAGTACATCAGCAGAGCTTGCAAAGAAGCAGGCTATCTCGGTGTCGCTCTCACTCAAGATGGCAAGCTTCTCGTTCACCACGAACCAAAGAAGCCGACTGTCGAGAGTGTCAACTCTGTCTTGGAGAAATTCAAGGATACGACGGTGTTGTTCTGCTTCGGCGAGAACACCAAGACGTCGCTCGAAGAAGATCGCCTTCCTTTTCACATCGTACTTGATAAGGCAAAGGGAGACGAAGTTGCTGTCTTTCTCACCGGAGACTTCCAAGGTTACGAAGTCAAGGGCAGCAGCCATACGGCAGAGTACCACTGCTTCCAAGACTTCCTTGAAAAGAAGTTGCCGAAGATTTATCGTGGTGCGGGTGGCGATCTCTCGGAGTTTCTCAAGGAGCTGAATGATCCGATCACTCAGCAAGACCTGTCAAACTCCTGGACCAATCGCGGTTTCATTTCTATGCTCGCCAGCAATGGCGAAGCTGTAACAGTATTCAACAAAGGCAATGTCTTTGTTCGTTCCTATGAATGGGGTACCGTCTCTGACGGCCTCGGTTACGAAGAGAAGGCTGAGGCACCACCGAAGGTGGAAGAGAAGAAGCTCAGTCTGCTGGAGAAGATGATGCTGAAGAAGGAAGGCAAGCCCATTCCTTCAGAGGCTACTGCATCTGTTCCGGCTGTGCCTGCTCCTGTGCAGGCTGCATCAGCGGCGGCTATCGAGGCTGCTGCCACGGGTGATATGTGGGAAGAAGTTAGTCTTCCGCCTGAGGCTGCCGACAACAAGGAGAAGTGGACCAACAAGAGGAAGATTGCTTGGTGGGTGTCCGAGATTGGGTACAAACCCAATGGCTACAAGGATATGAAGCTCAAGGTCAAGAGGACCAAGGGAACCAAGCGCGGATTGCTTGCAGACTTGGCTGACGCCAATGGCGAGCTTCCGGCCATCGTCCATGAAGAGAAGGTCGAGGCTAAGGCTGAGACCATGAAGGTCGATCCGAAGACCCTTCCCGACAAGAAGGAAGCTCCTGAGAACATGAAGGACACCAGTCCGAAGCATGTCTCGATGGAGAACATGCCGATCCTCACTCCGAAGCAGAAGCTTATGATGCGGAAGGAATGGATGGCTGACGCCGAAGTCGTCAAGGTTCTCGGCGACGACATGCAGGCTCTGCTTATTGAGCCGAAGAAGCTGAAGGAGATGGAAGATATCTACCAGCCCTTCTTCGATAGTCTCGGACTTGATACTCGTCCGTTCCTGACGAAGGAAACTCTCGTCAAGATCGGCACGATCGACATCAACTCCTTGGCTACGATGGCATTCCACGCACAGTTGGATGCCAAGAAGGCTGAGTTGAAACTCCAGTCTTTGATGAAGTCCAATCCCAGCCTCAAGCTGGCGATGTAACGCTGTTGATAGCTGTCTAACAGAACGCTACAGCGAGGTAGTACTCGGTCGTGCTCGAACCGAGGTTTAGCCTATTCCCCGGAGAGTAACACTGTAACTCCGGGGAATTTACTTCAACAGGAGGGTTGGATGTGGTTTGCTAAGAAACATGACGTTAACGCAGTTCAGGACGCGATCACTGCTCTCATTCATGAGGAAAAGCAGCGTCTACAATTCACCCCGGACTACGACATCGTAGGTGCACGCAAGGGTAACCTTGTGTTCATTCACGATGACATGATGATGCTTCAGCCTAATCATGGCTTAGTAGTCCAACAATCTCTTTCAGGTTTCTATCCATTCAGCTACGGGTATACCAGCAAGAGATTGAGTTTCGTTAAGAAAGATTTAGCTCTCAAGAGCTTCCCTATTGCCCTTGAGATCAGAGATACAGATAACATGCCGATGCATGTCGCTAATCAGTATCGTATCCGTGGTGAAATCTACGCATTACGCCCGGAGGGCATCATTGAGCTTGACACTCATAGGCAAAATGGTGTACAGTTCCAGCGGATTAGAACGAACATCAACGTCGGCAGCCAGAAGCAACGGCGTAATCACTGGGTTAATGCCAGTGGGCAGGATCAGTACAGCTACTTTCTCGATAAGGAAGAGATGTGTACTGTTGAGTGCTGGATGTACGTAGGACGTGAAGCATATTGGAAGGACCAGCTTGAGTCTGAGTTCTTCGCTTTTAAAGCAATCGATATTATTCAAGAAGATAGACTGTGGCTCAAGGAATACTACCAGTACAATCGAAGATAGTTAACCAGCACATCGCATGTCCCGAGTGTCCGTCGTCTGACGCATATTGCGAATACGACGACGGTCATGGGTATTGTTATTCATGTAATTATTATAAGCCTAAGGAGGGCAAAGGCATTACTGACGAAGGATTTAGTTATGAGTTCTTGCAGCACAGAAGTATTACAAAGGATACTTTTGCTTTCTATAATAGCAAGACTAAAGTTGACGGCGAAGGAAAACCAGTATCTATTGGCTTTGCCTACCCCAATGGCAGTTATAAGGTTAGAACATTACCTAAAGGGTTTCATACCGTCGGTGATATAGCTAAAGCTGGTTGTTTTGGTCGTAATCTGTTTGCGGCTGGCTCGC